CTTGGGCTTCGGTGTGACCTTATCGCGATGAAGACCCAATAGCTGATCAATCTCATCCGCCAGCACCTTAAATTCTTTGCCCTGAGTCAAATGAAGAAGTCGCCAACCATCACCTCTCTCACCACAAGCACAGATAAACGTTCCGCGTCCTTCTTTATCGTCAATGCGGAATTTGCCTTTCCGTTCGCATATCGGGCACTTCCCTTTAAAGTGATTCTTACCTGTCACCGGGGGTAATTTGTAATAGGCGAAGATTTCAGGCCAGTGGCCAATCACAGCCTCGGTCGTTTTGATTCTGTTCACAGTGTGCCTCCCTGATGTGGCTGAATACCTAATTTTTCACGAATATCACTGACCTTCTGACGGGCTACCTCAAGGTTCATTTCCTGCTGTTCGTTACGGGATGGTTGCACCTGTTCCGCTTTCTTGCGGGATTTAGCCCAGGCAATTTGTTTGTGCCTGATGAAGTTGTTTACTTCGGGGGTCATCTCTTGTGGGGTGTCATGAAAGCCTCGAGGCTCTATGCCGAACTTGTCTTTAAAGGTATTTGATACCCAGCCGTCACTGATTTCTTTAGCCTGTGAGGCGCGCTGGTTCTGGTAGTACCTCTACTGCGAGTAAAAACTCTGCTTCTCGGCTTGGGTGTAGATCCGCTCTTTCTTACTGAGCTTTTTGATGGTGCGGCTGGTATCGACATCAATGTCTTCACCCACCAGCGGCTTAAATCCACACTTCGGACAGACATAGACCCCCGCTGGCTTCATGTAGTGGCAGGAGGAACACTCTTTCGGTAGCTTCTCCCGCTTCTCTTGTTCCCGGTAACTGGAGCTAGACTTCATACCGTCATTCTTGCGGGGCAGTTCGTCATATTCGATATCATCGGGATAGCCAAGGCGGTGAACCGTGCCGGAGTGATCCAGAATGATAGCCCTGTCTTTACCCGGTGCCGGGCGCAGCGATCTGCCGATTGACTGGAGCCAACGAATTTCCGACTTGGTGGGACGGGCATAAATGATGCACCGGACATCACTGTCAAAACCTGCCACGAGAACGCCGATATTGACGATAATTTTTGTCGCACCCTGCTCAAATCGATGGATGATCAAATCCCGTTCATCCTGGGGCGTACTGGCTGTCATGATTTCAGCATTCACCCCGGCACGAGTGAATTCGACCGTAATAAAGTTGGCGTGACTGACATTGACACAGAAGCAGATAGTAGGCTGATTTTCTCCCAGCTTAAGCCAGCTACTGACCACATCCCCCACCAAATCAGCCCCGCACATGATTTCGGCTATCTCGTCTTCCTTGTAATCGCTGCCGTAGTCGTCATTGCGGGCAGACTTCACCTTGCTTAAATCGGGCTTGGTAGGGGCGTAAAACTCGTAAGGACTCAGGTCGCCACGCTGGATTAATTCTTTTATCGTGGTGGGCTTTATCAGCTTCTGATAGTAGTGACCGAGGAACGGTGAGAAAGGCGTACCTGACAATCCCACCACCTTACAGTCTGTTTCTGAGGTCAGCCGTGTGATCTCTTCCAGTATCTTTTTGCGTTTCAGGTGCGCTTCATCAATCACCAGCAGATTAATGTCTTCGGGAAAGTCACGGCGGATCAGCGTGTCAGCCGACGCAATCTGAATCAGCTTTGACGGGTCTTGATTGGGATGATCACGCCAGATATAACGAATTTCATCCTCCGGCAATCCATACTCGATAAAGCGCTGGGCGGTCTGGTTTATCAGAACAAGGTATGGGCAGATCATCATGACCTTCATCCCCTTGGATATAAAACCGTCTGTGATGAAGGCAGATAATCCGGTTTTGCCTGCGCCTGTGGGGGCATAGACCATGAAAGAATCGAAGTTCTTCCAGTTCTGACGCAGCATGTTTAAAGCGCGCTCTTGGGCAAAGTTGGGAGTAATGGTTAGCATCTCTTCGCCCCTTATTTATTTTTTATTTATAGTAACCGTGCGATACTTTGCCGCAGGTAACTCTCCGTTGCCGACTGCAAGAGCCGAATCAGTCTCACTCGCCAAAGTTTCGCTGTTCGGTTTCTTGCCTCCTTTGATTTTCAGTTCGTTTTTCCACTCATTGATAATCCGCTTACTATCCTCGGCGTGCTCACGTGCAGGCATATTGCTGTACTGGCGCGCATAATCGATTTTATGGAAGTGCGGGTTTGTTATTGCCGGTGCGACAATACCAACGGCGCGTTTAACGTCTTCGTCAGTCGGTACGCGATCAAGGTATTTATTGAGAGTCAATGCGCCAGTATCCGCTAAGTGCTCAGTGATTTTTTTCAGTTGCTTAACCGCACGAAAAACGTCTTTCACGCTCTCATTATCCGCTGACGGCATCATTTCACCTCCGATCACTTCCCCGTCAATGAACAATGGAATGCTGTCAATGAATGCGCCCCGGTTGAGGAATTTGTTAACCTCAGCTGTAGTGATAATCGGGTAGGCCTTGATTAACCCAAACAGGGTTACCGCCATTGATTCATCACGCCATGAACTCTTCCCTTTGCCGTTTCGGATGGCGGCAATCAGTGCGTCCTGATGTTTCAAGCCCAGCAAATCGTAATCACCGACCACGATGTAGTGAGTGCTCAATGCTTCCAGATTTACGGGTTTTGCGTGGCTGTTGTGTGGCTTGTGAGGTTTGTGTGGCTTCCTTTCTGGGGAGCTTTTTTTCACAAACTCCTTTGCTTCGCTCTCGCTCATTCCGATTTTCACCAGTGCGGCAACAGCTCTTGCTGGTTTCCATGCAATTAATTTCTTGTGTTTTGCGATAATTTCTTCTGCTTTTTTATTGAGAATCATTCTTATTTATCCAAAAAAATAGGGGGGTTCTTATTTAGTACTTTTCGTGACTGCCAGTTTTTTTGGCTTTTCACCACTTTGATAATTATTCTCACTTGGCTGTTTTTTCGTACTCAGCCCTAGTGATCCCCTAACCTCCGTTCCACAGCCAGAAGACACAGCCATTTTCGGTGCTACTGGTTAGCTCCTTGCCCTAAAGCCACTCCTGATTTGGGCTTGTCCTCTGGCTGTGCTTTCGGGGTTAACATCGGCTGCTCTGTGTAACCCTTCATCGATCTGTAATTCTTTTTGAAGAACAACCGGAGCCATGTGTTAGCAGCCCTAGCGCCTGTGTTATCCCGTCGATGCGGCACAGGATCTTCATCCCGCCGAAGTTTGTAGACGTATGCGTATTTATCTCTCGCATACTCCCTCGTTGTTGGACTCATAGCGGACAGAATCTCTTGAATCCATTCTGCATCACCTGGGTGATAAATTTCGGGCATCGATATGTTGTGGGCTTGGTACATAGTTTTTGTTGTTTACCAAATCTTCTAATGGAATATTTAATTTTTCATGTAATTCAAGGTACCTACCTGGCGGTATATATTTCTTTTGAACCCATTGACTGACAGCTTGATTGGATATACCCAGAAGCTTTGCTAACTTTGCAATCCCTCCAGCTTTTGCAATAACAAGACTTAAAGTGCTCATATCTCCTCCTATAGTTCACAACTCAACAATACAAGTTATACTTGTTTTTGTAAAGCTAAACTTGTTGGCATAAAAAAAGTAAAGCTTGTATATTTGGAGGTATGAAAACTATGCATGAACGTATAAAACAGGCGAGGCTTGCTAGACAATTGACTCAGGCTGCTCTTGCGGAGAAGATCGGCGTGACACCTCAGTCTGTTCAGCAATGGGAATCACTTACCGAGCCTAAGAAGGCTAGGCTGATGGCGCTCGCAAAAATACTTGAGGTTGATGTTAACTGGTTGCTGTTTGGTGACCCACTCAAGAAAGACGGCATACCAGAAGAGCAACTAACACCACGAGAAATAGCGGTATCGGATAGCACTACACCATTAGATGATAATGAGGTAGAGGTTCCCTACTACAAAAGTATTGAGCTAGCGGCAACTCATGGGTGCAATGGAAAAATTGCTCCTAATGGTTATAAATTGAGATTCTCAAGATCTATTTTTGACCGCTATGGAATATTACCTAGTGAAGCTATGGCGTTTCCTGTTCATGGTGACAGCATGTCTCCGGTAATCCCTGATGGTTCTACAGTCACAGTGAGTACAGGACATAAAAAAGTTATTGATGGTGGTATATACGCAATTGAACAAGGTGATTTATTGCGCGTAAAAATACTACTTCGTCAGCCAGAAGGTAAATTAATCATTCGGAGCTACAACTCCACTGACTATCCCGATGAAATAGCAGACATCAGTACAGTCAACATTATCGGAAGAGTTTTTAACTGGTCAGTGATGTGCTGGTAAAAGTCAAGTACACCTTTGAAACCCTCGTCTTGAGGGTTTTTTATACCCATATTTTGTGATATAAATCACAAATTGTAGGTTTTCAATAAAAAAAACCGCCTTATACATCAACGATATATCAATAATTTCTTGTATTCACCTCGATCAAAAATAAAGTAACACTTGATTCATCAAGCCATTGCTTGCATCGTTAAAAACAAGCAAAACTTGATACGCCAGACAGTTTTATTGAGCATTGATAACTCTGAACTTTTTAGCATCCAGCAAACCAAGGGTTGAAGTATGACCATTACGCATGACAGTACAAAATTGTACTTATTTGCAGCAATAGAGCGAGCTAACACAAAACAAAACCGCCCTATATGTATTAAGGCTCAGGCAATTAATGAGCAGGAAGCGAGAAAGTCACTGGCTCCTACGCATGTCATTTTAGGCTGGATGGGTCAAATAGTTAATCGTAACTGAGATAAACAATATTAATTCTGAAAGGAAATAAATATGAATACATCAACAAGTACTTCTGCATTATTAGCGGCTGAATGTAGAAAAGATTATGTTCATTACCGTCATTTGGCTAACCTATTTTCTCCTCGTTCTCAAGACCGTAATTTTTTCAATAAAAAGGCTTGGTTGCAGCGCAAAAAATTTCGTGATTGGTCTGCTGTTTTAGTCAAACAAAGTAAATTTATTTCTTCTTGTAAAAACTATGGTTTTGATGTGATTGAAGTCGGCGATACTAAGTACGATATTTTCAAAGGTAATAAATTTATTGCTACTGCTTTCTATGATGCACACACTAATAGAGTGTGGGATAGTTATAATTGCGTTCATCATTTAAATGATTATGTAAGTAAGATTAATTCTGAATATAACTAATTACAGTCTATTTCCAAGTGGACTATGGTGAATTGATAACAATCACGGAAATAAAACATGAACAATAAACTACAAGCAGCCGTCGAAATTGCAGAAGAAATTGAAGCCTCATTAGCTCCAGTCATCACTGGAACTCAGAATGAAGCCGAGCCGGATACTTATTTAATGTGTCGTGGTGTACACCGTCAAGGATGTAATTGATACATGTTCTAATTTAGATATTGAATTAGAACCAGCTAAAAATGCAATCGAAAAATTAAGATCACTATTGAGCACAATGATTGATGTCCGTGGAGATGATGACGACGCAAATTTACTTCTTATTGCGATAGATTTAGCCTTTGATGCTGGCAAAGAAATAGCACGAGTTCGAGGAGTAGAGTATATATGAAAGCATTTAAACCCATCTAAATCGCCACCAATCAAGATATCACTATCGAATTACGCGATGTCTATGTCGTTCGCGGTTCCGGCAAGGCTTATCTGAGCGAGAAAGGCGCACTGAATAAACTGGCTTACGTTCGGGCACAAGAGCAGTTCAACGCCGACGAAAGGCCAAGCAACTTCCCTGCCGAAGAAGTCATTCAGGAAGACGGCACTTCTGCATTACGCCGTGGAAAGATGCGACCTGAATTTATGGGACGACATGCTCAGGTACTGGAAGAACTGAAAGCCGATGTTAGACGAGAAAGGGAAAAGATAGCCCTACGGAAAAAGTATTCAAAAGCAATGAATAAAATTAACTCATTACATGAAACAATATCTGAGTTAGAAATACAAATAGCCGAATTAGAATAATAATAAAAACAACAAAACAAATTTAATTACAGCGCCATTGCTGGGGACTCGTTCACGCTAAATTCAGGAAATAGCACGATGGAAAATATAAGTTTATTAGCCAGAAGAAGAAAGTCATTCATTAATGCTTTCTTTGACCATTTAAGAAAAAAAGGTAAGGCATCCTCATTTAAGCGAACAGTTAACAGTATCGAATATCAAATCGATTTAGATGACAAGGTATTTATTCAGGCGTTAATTACTCTTTATGAAAATAAAGCATGTAAAGCAGCAGGAATGAACGAGCAACAGATTATTAATTATTACGCTGAGTATTTTAATAATTACGGAAACCTCACGCCAGCAGGCAAGGAGTTTATTAGCTTCATTACAGAACTAATCGCTAAACAATTACACCAGAAGGACTTAGATAATGACAAAGCGAAGAAGTAAAACCCGACAGGGATTTGATGGAATAACAATTCCTCAGTTATTCCGATTAAAAGAGAACTCAATAACAGAATACGCAAATTCAAAAAAATTTATCGCCCCTTATTCGATAGGCGACGAAGTATTAATACCACTCAATCGGGCAATGAGACGTCACGCAAAGAAAAAAGGGATCAAATTGGAAGAGGTGAACAATGGCTAAGAAGAATGAATTAATCACCAGCAAGCAAGCGGCAATGATGAGTAGCCGTGAGATTGCAAAACTGACAGAAAAAGAAGTAAAAAATGTTCATGTTGATATTTGGAACATGCTTACACAGTTGTATGGAATAAAAAAAGATGGTTGGAATTTCAACCATCATAAAAATCAACAAATTAAGTTAATCAATGAAATTATCTGCACTTTTGTTATAGTCGGTAATACAATACACTGACTTACCG